CTCCCGGGCCAACCCCGAGATGACCTTCTGGTTCGCGACCAGCCGGGCGTACAGGGTCTTCGTCACGAACACCTTGTCCGCGACGTAGCCTTGCCCGAGGTCCTCGACGATCGACTGGGCGAGCATCAGGTCGAGGAACGGGTCCGCGGTGGCAGTGTTCCAGGCGAACGCTGCGGCCTGGGTCTGGGTAATCGCCGCAGCAGCAGCAGCCAGGCTGACGGTGTCGACCTGCTGAGCCATCTGGTTCGTCACCTTGATCAGCGCCCGGTCCAGGACGGGGAACTTCATCCGCCCGATCGCCTCGTCAGTGATGGGGACGTCCTGCCCCCACTTCGTGACCGTCGCCAACGACGCCGCCGAGATCCCAGCCAACGCACGCGGGTACTCCGCGCCCGGGGTGACAGCTTCCGGGACACGATCGGTGACGATCGACTCGGACACTTCGTAGGCGACCGCCCCGCCCGTCGCCTCGACCGTGGTGGTGAACAACTGGTCGGCGATGAACTGCGCCTCGCTGATCGTCCGCAGACGCCGGGCCAACGCTGTCGGGTTCGACAGGAGCCGGTGGATGGTGAGGATGTCACCAGTCAGCGTCGCGCTGGCCGGGGGTTCGTAGAGCGGCATCGGTTATGCCCTCCAAGCGACTCGAAGGGGCAATCCGACGGTGGTGCCCTCGATCGCGACACCGAGGAACGACTGCGGGTTGTCCGTCGCGGTGGTCGCCGTGGTGACCTGCCCGGCCGCCGCGGACCGCACGACCGCACCGGCCGCGATGGTCCCTGCGGCGATCGGCCGCTGAACCCCGCCGCGGGACACGTTGACCCGGGCGCCGATCGCGGCGTCGTGGGCGGCGATCCCCACGATCGGCTCCGTGGTGGTCCCCGCGGACGGGCCGACGGTCCCGGCACCAGTCAGGGTGAGGACCTGCCCACCGACGACAGCGGCGGACGCGGAGTAGGTGTAGTCGGCGCCGGGCTGCGCGGTGGGGGTGTAGTCAGCCACGACGCACCGCCTGACCCTTGTCGTCGAGCCATCCGGCGTCCTGCATCAGCCGGTCGATGTCGTCCAGGCCGGACCCGTCCGGGTGGCCAGCGGTACCGGCGGCCCTCACGGGCATCGCGGTCCCGGGGGCCATCCGGGCCAGGATCTTGCTGGTGACGGTGGGGGATGCGTCGTAGTCGGCTTCCCACGCTGGCCGTTCGGCGGGGGTGATCTTCCCGTCGTCGAGGGCGGCCTTGATGACCTGTGCGCGCTTGTCGGCGGCTTCGCGGGTGTTCCGGTCGGCGAGCTGCTTCGACAGGGACGCGATGACCTTGTCCCGTTGGGCGAACGCGGCGGCTACAGCGGTTGGGACCTGGTCGGCTACTTCGGCTGGCTGACCGGCCGTCTCGCCCTCCTGGTCACCCTCGCCAGACGTGTCGTCGGTCTCTTCGTCCTCGGATCCAGCGGTGGCCGGGGTCTGCGCCTTGTCGTGGAGTGCCTGCATGGCCGCCTCGACGGCCTCAGGACTCGCGTCGTCGGGCAGGCCCAGCAGCTCACGCATTCTCGGCGTGACATCCACGGGCGGGTGTTCCTCTCGAAGATCCTGCGCGGACCCTCGACCCCGACCTGATGGTAAAGCATGATCCCCCTCAGCGGCAGACACTCCCGTGTCGGGGGTGAACACCATGTCGCCCTTCACTGCGGGCCCGAACGTGAACGTTCCCCCCGACTCGGACCAGGGGACCCGCCACACGGTCCCGTCGACCATCCACGAGCAGGCCAGGATGTAGTCGGTCCCCAACTCGTCGATGTAGATCTCCGGGCCGAGACCGCCATCACCGCGGGCCCAGGCCTGGAACGCGTCCCAGATCTCCTCCATCGGCGCGCTGGCGGTGACCCGGACCGGGCGGACCTGCTGCCCGTTGACCTCGACCGGGCGGGTAGGCGTGTTGTTCGGGCCGGTCAGGCTGGCGTATCGGACCGCCGCCGGGCGTAGACCGGCGAGGGCATCTGGCATGGGGTCTCCCATCGTCGCGGCCACCGTCCTGGCAGCCGTCCAACCCGTACTCGCCGCGACTTCCCCGAGGACCCCGTACAGGTCCGCGACGTCCGCGAGGGACTCAACCGCGGGCATCTGGACCCCGAGGAGCGCGAGACCGGTCGTGACCATCCGGTACGTCTTCCCGTCGTCGGTGCACACCCCGAGGGACGCCTCGATCGACCGGCGGGGCCAGGCGGCCTGCATGATCTCGGCGAGCCAGACGGGGACACCTTCAAGGTCGGCGACCAGCACTTCGCCGTCTTCGGTGGCCCGCAGGTTCGCCAGGACCCCGAGGGCCGGCTCCCCATCGAACCTCGGGTCGGTGTGCCCGACCTTCAACACTGGGGCGGCGAACGCTGGGTCGTGTGAGGCGCGGACCGCGTCCGCGATGTCCTCCACGCTGCACTGCCAGCGGCCTGTGGACGCGTTCCACTCCCCGGCGCGGGCGATCTCCACTCCGGGGACCGTGGTCGTCACCGCTGGCATCGGGGACACCTCACCGGGTCAGGGCACTGGCAGGGCAGGACCCACGGCGACCACAACACCGGGACCGCAGCACCCGCCGGGGCCACCGTGCTACTCCACAGCGGCGCGGTCCGGCCACTTGCCCCCTGCCACAGCAAGATCAGCGTCATCAGCAGGCCTCCCAGCGACCGGCCCGGATGAACCCGTGATCACCGCACGTGCACGCCAGAGACGGCTCCAGATGCAACGGACCCAACGAATGGACCTGCCACAGCGGGCGACCCGGCGACGAGTACCCGTCGACTCCTGGCAGGTCGAACAGGACCGACGAATGGTGGTGCCAGCCGTCCGGGTCGGTCTTGTGCTGGTGCGCGTCGATCAGCCCGGTCCGCTGGCCGGTGTCGTCGGTGTAGAACCACACCCGATGGGTGCCGCCCAGGTCCAGGTCCGCGGGCCGGCCGAGTACCCGCTCCGGGTAAAGCTCGGGCGGGCCCTCGTCCACGTCGGGCATCAGCCCTCACCCCACTGGGCAACGAGGATCCCCCGGCACCGTTCCCGACCCAGGCAGAGGGCGTGCCCACCGGTCGGATAGTCCTGCTCTGCTGTGGCTAGGTCGGGGTAGACGTGCCCGTCGATCAGTGCGCAGGGGTCGCACGTGTTCCCGTCCCGGATCTCCGACGCTGAGAACGTCGCGCCCGCCGGTCCGCCCTCGAACACCGCGGCCCGGCCCTGGTTGATCCCCCCGTTTACGGCCCCGGAGAGGACGTCCGCCGGGTACCGGTCCGGCAGCCCGGCGAGGAACGCGGTCACCTCGTCCGCGACCGCGACACCGTCTGCGCCGGCCGGGGCCAACCGCAGCGCCTCACGGGCCGCGCCCGCAGACATTGAGACGCCCATCACCGCGGCGAGCGCCGCAGCTACCTCAGCGACCCTGGTCCCGTCCACCGTCGCGGCCGGCAGGGCCACACCCTGCGTGGAGGCCTCGTCTACGGCGAGCCGGGCACCGGCGTCCGCCGCTTCGAGGATGGCGACCGCGATGACGTCCGCCGCGTCAACGGTATCGAGGTGCAGGCTCGCGAGCCCGGTCAGGTCCCCCGAATCGACCGCCGCCGCGATCAGCCCGTGCAACTGGTCCCGCTGACCCTTCGCGATCTGAGGCCATGCCCGCAGCAGATCCCCCAAGATCGCGTTCGCCGCCGTGTCGACCGCCTCCGGGTCGAGCCCAGCCTTCGCCTCAATCGTCGTCAACGGCCGCGAGTAGGGCCAGCCACTGTCCTGGCTGGCGGTCCCCAGCCGCTCATTCGCAGCCTTCACCCGGGCAGCGACCGGCACCACCGCCGGGACCACAGGCCGAGGCACAGCCTGGGCGGGCTTCTCGGGGAGCCGGAACGCCTCCCGGACCCACGCCTCCAACCCCGGGTCACCCGACAAGGCCCCAGCCTGCAACAGTCGGCCGATCGTCTCCGCCAACGCCTGCTCACTACCGGCGACATCCCCGACCACCACAGCCGGGCTGGCCGCGTCCGGGCCGGCGTTGAAGTCGGTCAACTTCACGCACAGTTGGGTGGCGGTCTCCGCGGTGGTGTCCGCGATCCCCTGCAACGCCATCCCCAGGACGTCGAGGAAGCTCGACCCGAGGGCCCGGGACCCGTTGGACGTTGACCCGAGATCCAGGACTGACGCGAGCATCGACCGAGCCATCTGCTCGTCGTAGTAGCGGAGCAGCGGCAACCCGTCAGGGACCGACCCAGACGCGCCGACCAGCTCGAGGCGGAACCCCGGCGGCATCGCAGCCCCCGCCTCATCCCCGACCCGCACCTGGGACGCCATCTGCTGCGCGGCGTTGATCTCACCCTGCGTCGGGCTGGTCCCCGGCATGGGCACAGCGACCGGCACCGGAGTCCCGAACCGGCGCTGACTCGTCGCGGACACCCGCATCTGATCTTGCTTGAACAGCCACGGCCCGAACGACGCCCGCAGCAGGGACCGGCCCCACCACGCAGCCCCTTCCCGGTCGTGGGCGTACCAGACCATGTCCGTGGCGGGGATCTTCACCGCCCGGTTCTTCCCCCGAGCGCCGGGCGCAGCCTCCTGCTCGATGTAGTCGAGGTCCCCGCCATCGGTGGTGTTGATCGTCAGGATGCTCGCAGGCATCCGCTCCGGCAGCCCAGCCAGATACGCGGACCCATCCCGGATCTCGTAGAAGGGGACGAACGGCATATGCCCATACACCAACTGCAACAGGGCGACGCGGATGTGGTCCTTCCACTGGACGCCACGGCGGCGCAGCGCCCCAGGGATGTCGGGCTGCCCCAGGACGGGGATGCCGAGGGAGTCGGCGCAGATCGCGACGATCTTCGGGTCAGCCCCGCGGGAGTCGACCGCCCACCGGCCGGAAACGATCGGGTGCGTGTACGCGGCCAAGCTTGAGGTGATGGCGGGGTCGTGCCGCATCCGACCGTAGGTGCGCACGCTCTCTGGCCAGGTCAGGTCCGGGACGTGCTCGGAGGGGTCCCACCCGGCGCCCCACTGCCCACCCGACCATGCCCCGGACAGGGACCCGAGGGCGGAGGTCGGTGCGTCGCGGACTGGCACGCCTGCCACCGGGGGCTAGTTCAGCCCTCGACCCCGGACGCAGTATGCCAGTCGATCACCGGCCCGGGCATGGGTCGGCCCCGCTCTACGGGGGTTGAGCGGGGCCGACATCCATTGGGCGGGGTCGCTACCCCGAGCCAGCGGTCACGTGACGATCACTATGCCGAGACTCGCACACAGCAGGAACCAAGCCAACCCGGCGGTGACCACGAGGACCCACACCCAGGCCGGGAGCGTCCGACAGCGCAGGAGAGGGCCATCCGGCGACGGGACTGTCTGGCTGTCACCGAGTGACGCGTAGACGCTCACACCGGCCGCCATCCCACCGTCAGGAGCAGGCTGTGGTCGCCGCAGTACGGCGGATGCCCCAGCACCACCGCAGTCACCGCAGCCCGGCACGGCCCGCAGACCAGCGCATCCCGGTGATGCCCGGCTGGACAGACTGCGGTCAACATTGCCACCGCCGGGGCACCGCACGCCGGTTCCCCGAACATGTGCACGTAGCGTCCGTCGCAGCGGATCTGGCATGCCGCGTTGTCCTCTGTGAGGTGGTCAAGGTCGACCAGATCCAGCGTCCCCGTGCTCACCTCAGCACCACTCCCCCGGATGTCGCCCACCCGGCCAGCCACTGAGCGGCCAACACCCCGCCCGCGCCACCCACCAACTCAGCCACGATCACAACCAGCCGGTTACGCAGCACCGACGACCGGGGCACGGCATGCCCGGCGGTCACGGTTTCCCTCCGATCGGGTCGCCGAGGGTCAACGGCACCAGCACCCCGGGAGACTCAACCAGCCAACGCCAGTCCCTGCTGAACTTCGCGCCCTCCCCAACCCCCTCAATGAGCCGCCAGACCCCGGTCTGTACCTCCCGGAAGACCATCCCGTTCTTCGACACCAGCCCCGATTCGGGTGGATCGGGCAGCGGGGCCGGGATGACCCCGATGGCCTTCGCCGCACGGCACGAGTCACACACCCGGTCCGACATGTAGATCGATTCCTCGGACCGGCCGCCCCGGTAGCACGCGCCGAGCCCGGACGTGGAGACGTGGCATGCGTCCCCGGCGATCGCCCGCAACGCGGCCAGCATCCGATTCCACCCAGCAGTGATCTCCGGGGAGACATGATTCCCCCCCACCGTGAGTGGCACGAGCCGCTCAGACATCATCGTTCCTCCTTCGCTGGGACTACTGCGCTGTTGACGTCGCTCAGTTCGGTGTACGACTCGTACAGGTCCGGCCACTGCGGCTGCGGGTCGAACACCCCGGCGTGAGCCCGGCCAACAACAACCGCGAGCCGTAACCCGAGATGCTCCCGACCACACACGGCGGCCCACCCAGCACACACCGCGTCCCGGCCTTCCACGCTCATGTGGCAGGCGAAGAACGGCGTCCCGATGGGGACCTCCAGCCCGGGCTGACCCGCAGTCACGGCGAGGTCGGTGTACCTGTCTGGGGGGAACTTCCCGGGGATGGAGTCCCGTCGCCATGGGCATTCCCCGCAGGGCCGTGCCCGGACGATCGACTGGCTCGCTGCGGTCACCGTCCGTCTCCCTTCGCTGGGCGTCCGACCCTCGCCGGGCGCCACTCCATCCAGTCCTCGGCCCGATACCGCAGAGCACCAGACGTCACGTCACGCCTAGTCGGTTGCGGTGCCCCCGGCATCGCGCACCACCGGGCCACCTGACCCGGCGCCACCCCGCACACCCGGGCCACATCCTCACGAGACACCACGGCGTCAAGGTCGAACGCTGTCCACGCCAACGCGACATCCGTCGCCGCACGCGCACGGACCCGCTCCGCCGGCACCCGGGTCCACCACTCGGCGTCCAGCAGGACCGCCAACCCGGGGTCCAGTTCGGCGACCCGCTCAAGCACGTCGGCCATCGCATCGACCCACTTCCGGGACCGCCACGACGGCTCACCGGCTGCCCGTGCCGCGGCGTCCTCCTCCTGAGCGTTCCGGTGGACGTCGACCAGCATCGTCAGCTCCGCGTGCCGGGCAGCCACCGACACGTCAGCCACGGGGCGCCCCCTCCGGGTCGATCTCGGACACGTAGATCACTTCGGGGTACTCGTCACACGACTCACCCGTATAGCCGTCGTAGGAGGCCTGGACATGGAACACCCGCCCGGACCGCATGGTCAGGGTGAGGAGGCCCCAGTCGTCGCAGGAAGAGGGCTCGGCGTGCTGGCCGATGGTCGCGCTGGTGATGATCTCGCCCACCATGCTGGCCAGCGCAGTCTGCTCAGGCATGGGGCACCTCGGCCGGGTTGGTCCGCGGCGTCACATCGGTCGCGCCCATACCGTCCAGCAGGGTCCGCAACTCCGCGAGATCCCCGGCCCCGTCCAGGCCACGGGCGAGGGCCGCGAACAGGACCGGGACCTCGGCGAACGCATCCCACGCGTCGTCGAACACCTCAACCCTCAGCCCGATCGTCGGGACTTCCCGGATCAAGAACTCCCACCGGCACCCCCCGCCCTTGAGCCGAGCTATGACACAGATCAACCGCTCAGGGTCGTCGCCGCAGTACCAGGCTTCGTAGGGGATGTAGTACGCCAAGAACGCGCCATCCGGCAGCTCGCGACGGTCAGCCACGGGACACCTCCTGCTGCTCGGCCAGCGTCTCGGCGGCACCATCGACCCGGCCCAGCAGGAACGCCATCCACAGACCGGCAACACCGACGGCCATCCCCCGGGACGTCATGTCCCGGACGGCCAGCCACATACCCAGGTACAGCAGCAGCATCGATACAGCGACGGCGACGGCCAGCGTGACCTTGTACCGGGCCCGGGTCACCGGGCCGCCTCTAGGTGGTGGATGAGGCGGTCTGCCATCCAGGTCCACTGCAAGCGCCTTGAAGCGGCGGCGGCGGCGGCGTCGGCGGCGGCCCTTACCTCTCGGCAGGTCTTCCACACCTCAGCCCACGGCGCGTCCGGTGGGATGGCCCGCAGCCGCTTCGCCAGATCGGGCCGCTTGATCGAGTCCATCGCCTTCGCGGCGTGCCCGACCGCACCCATCTCCCGATCCAGCACGATGTCCCGGAACCACGCCTCCCGCGCTGCGGTCAGATCGACCCCGACCGGGACCGCAGACAACAACCGGACCGGCCACCCCCGGGCCGTCTCGATCGGGAGCCCCTCGAAGATCCGGTCCTCCAGGTGCCCCAGCCACTGCGGGAGGCCGGTGACCTCGGCCCACTTCTCATGCCAGTCGAAACCACGGGCCGCTAGCTGGTCCTTGGTGAGGCGGCCGGCGACGGTGCAGCCGACCGCGCAACCCCTCCATTCGCTGGTGCCGTTCGAGTAGTACTCGCCCTGGACGAGGCGGTCCGCGGCGCGGTGGGCTTCGGCTTCGGCGACGAGCCCGGCTTTCAGGGTCGGGTCGTCGCGGTAGGTGAGGGTGTCGATGGCAGTCGTGGCGGTCATTGTTCCTCCGTGGTCGGGGTTGGTGCCC